TTCGCTGCTTATCGTGCTCGACAGTTCTTCGATGGACTGCTTCATGTCCGTGAACTGCTTCGTCGCGACTTCGGCCTTCGCCATGTCGCCCGCGAGCGCGTGAAGCTGTTCGCGCTGCTTGTCCGTCAGTTCAATGTCCTGTCCCGACGCCTGATTGAGCAATTGCTGTTCATGGCGAAGCTGGGCCGCTTCCACGGCCGCCATCGTCATCGCCTTGCGCTCGATTTCTTGCGTCTGAATGTACTCGCGCGATTTCGTGATCAGGTCGTTGTACGCCTTGACCTTCTTGGGGTCTTCCGAGGTCTTCAATTCCTGATCAAGCGAGCCTTCGTCCTTCGGCTTCTTGGCCTTGTCACGTTCGGCCTTCCGCTCCGCCGCGCGCTTGTTCGCTTCATCGCGAATGGCCCCGCCGACCTTGAGGGCGTCGCCGACGTAGTCCTTTCCATAGGCGTCATCGAATGCCTTCTTGAAGGCTTTGCCCGCCGCCACGCCCGCGCCAGCGTAGTCGTTGCTCACGCGCCCTAGGTCGATCTTGTCGAGATGGAAGGAACTGCCGGTGATCGTGTTCGTGTAGGACGTGATCGCGTTCACGCCTTCGATGACCTTGTTGACCATCCATTCGACGGACTCGACTATCTGATTGACGCTCTCGATTATGCCTTCCTTGATTTCGGGTCCGATGCTGTTGAAGCTCTCCTTGATCGAAGTGGCGGCAAAGACGAACGTCCCGATCACGGCGTTAGCGAGCGTCTTCACGGCGGACAGGAACGACTCGAAGCCCGAGCCGCCGATTGACGACATGGCGGCGCTGATCTGGTCACACGCTTCCGCGAACTTCTCTTGCATCCATTCGGCGGCCTCGCCGCCCTTGTCCTTGATCATGCCCCACGCCACGACGGCGTAGTCCGCGAGGCTCGCGAGTTCCCCCGAAATCGGATGGATGCTGTCCGACAGGCCCACGACGGCGACCGTCGCGGCCGTGATGCCGCCGACGACGGGACCGCCCAAGAACGCGGCGGACAGGCCAGCGGCGAGCGCGAAGGCCGCCGGGGCCGCAATGTCCATGTGATGCGACATGCCGATGATTGCATCCGAGATGGCGCGCGACGCGCCCACGGCCTGATCCGTCTCGCCGATGTAGCGGACCATTGACGTGCGCAGCATGTTGAAGCTCTGCGCAATCGTCGGCTTCATCTTCGCGAAGGCGGCTTCGATCGCTTCCGTCCCGTGCAAGATGCCCATGAACACCTTGTCGGCGGACAGTTCCGTCCCCTCTTCCTTCAACTCCCGGAGCTTGCCAGCCGACACGCCGAACTCCTTGGCGATGTGCTGGACCAGCACGGGGGCCTCGAAGAGCAGCTTGTTCAATTCGACGCCGTTGATCCTGCCGCCTGCGAGCGCATGGCTGATTTCAAGCAGCGCCGCCTTCGTGGTCGCGGCGGGCTGTCCGCCAAGCGTCAGCGCCTTCTGTAGCGTCTCGGTCACGCGCACGGTCTGCGCTTCGCTCGCGCCGAGTTCAGCGGATGCGCGACGCAACGCGACATAGGTCTGGCCCACGTCTTCGATGCTGGCGTGCGAGCGGATGGCAATGTCAGAGAGTTGGCGGAGCTTGTCCCCTAGGTCTTCGGCCGCCACGCCCGACGCCGCGATGCGCGCCCCGAAGGCCGTCCATTCGTCGGCCATCTCCCGGAGTTCGTGCAAGCCGATCGCGGCCGTCAGCGCGCCCGCTGCGGTCGAAGCGAGCTTCGTCAGCTTGCCCGACACGCCTTCGGTCGCTTGCAACATGGCGGCGGCCACCTTCTTGGACCCCGCTTCGCCGCGCTGTTCGATCGTGCGCCAGCTTTCGTCCGCCGTGCGGGTCGCCTTCTGGAAATTGCGCTCGAAGTCCCGGATGCGGGCTTCAAGCGATACGACAAGGCGTTCTTCATCGCTGGCCATCGGTCAATCCTCAGAAGACAAGCAGGCCATCCGAGCGTTCGTCGCTCGAATAGACGCTGTTCATGTCATTGCCTGTAGAAGCGCGGGCCACGGCCATCGCACACGCGACCGCTCCGTCAATCTTGTCGCGGGCCTTGCCCTTGTGGAAGGCGATGTTGCCCGCCTTGTCGGTCTCGGCCTGTATGTTGTCGAAATTCCAGCGAAGCACGGGGTGGCCGCCGTGGCGGAACTGACGGCCGACGATTGCGCGTTCTAGTTCCTTGATCGCCGGGGCCATCGTCACCCAGCCTTGGCGCATTTCCACGCACGGATAGCCGTCTTCAAGCAGGTTGTTCAGCGTGTTCCGGGCAAGGTGCGGGTCGAAGGCGACTTCGCGCACGGGGAAGCGGTCGCAGATTTCCCGGATGCGATCTTCGACCGTGCGGAAGTCCACGACGTTGCCCGGCGTCGCTTCGATCAAGCCCTCTTCGGCCCATTGCACATACGGGACGCCCGACCGCTCTTGCCGCGCGAAGAGGTTGTCCTTCGGACAGAAGAACCACGGGCGCACGATGTAGCCGCCCTCGCCGTCCCGCCACGCGGCGACGATGACCGTCAGGTCATTGTTCGATGACAGGTCCACGCCAAGCCAGCACGGCTCGCCTTCGAGTGCGGCGAGGTCTACGAGGCCGTTGCCTTGATCGTACACGCTCATTTCCACGAACGGATTGAGGCTGTGATCCATCCACATGTTGAGGTGGTATTGCTTGAATGCCTCCCGATCGCCGGGGCGATGCGAGGCTTCCCGCGCAAGCTGGCGAAGGCCCGCTATGTCGGGGTAGCCGTGCGAGAGGCCGGGATTGGCCATCGCCCACACCGTTTCGTCCTGCCAGTCGGCGTCGCCCGGCGTCTCGAAAAGGATCGGGAGCGTTGAGGGGTCGTCTATCTCGCCGCGCGCGACCTTCCGCGCGTATTCGATGATTTCATACGACAGGTTCTCTTGCCCCCGCCCCGAAGTCGTGGCGAGGAACATGAGCGAGCCCTTCGTCTTAGGCAGGCCCGACCGGATCGCGTCCCATAGGTCGCGCTTGGGCCACGCATGAAGTTCGTCAATCAGCGCGAAGGCGGGCGTGCGCCCGTGCTGCTTGCCCGCATCGGACGAAATGCTCTCGAAGAACGCGCGCTTCTGGGTGTTGTTCAGGACGTTCTTGTAGTCCGCGAGCCGCGCGATCTTATTGAGCTTGGGCGTCGCGAGGATGATTTCATATGCCTCCCGGTAGGCTATCTTGGCCTGCTTCCGATCGCACGCCGCCGCGATGCTCTCGCCGCCCGGGATGAGTTCAGGGCCGAACGTGTGGAGCAGCGCGAGACCCGCGCCCAGCGAGGTCTTGCGATTGCCGCGCGGGACTAGAAGGACGACGTTGCGCACGATGCGCGTCCCGTCTTCATGGCGAGGGCCATAGGTGCGACGGATGACCCGCTCTTGCCACGGGTCCAGTTGGAAGGCGTGACCGGGCAACGGGTTCTTCGGATGCTTCAACGTGCGAAGGAACTTGACCGCCCGCTCGCCGAACCCGAACGGATCGGCGATGGGGGAGTCATCGAACACCCAAGTTGGATATGTCTTCGTCGTTTGCATCTAAGTGTTGCTACTCGTGACCGTGCTTGCTCAGGGCTGTTGAACGCATCGCAATTCGAGGCCGCGCCGCCGCCCGAGTTCAGCGATTTCCTTGATCCTGTACGCCGCGCCTTCGTATGAGACGCGATCGGCCAGCGTGATCCCGGCGACATAGCGAATGCGGAAGATGCGCGTGGCGACGCTCGCCGCGCCGAAGTCCCGCATGAACTCCTTGGCCGTCGCTTGGACCAACTGAGCGTGCACGGTGATGACCGGAGCCCAGGACTGTTGCGCCGCGCCGTAGTCGTCTTCGGCCGTGGTCGCCCGTTCGATGGTGATGACGCGATCGAACGCGCCGGATCGCAGGAAGATCATGCGGCCATCTCCACAAGCGTCGCGGACAGCATCATCACGCCGTGCGAATGCAGGCCGTCTTGATCGCGCATAAAGCGAGTGCCGTGCACGAACAGGTCGGCGACGCGGTGCGTGTCCAGCGTCAACGCGCCATCGGCGAGGGCGTCGCGCACGGCTTGCGCGATCATCTTCACGCCTGTCAGGCCGTTTTCAGTCTGCCACAGGTGCAC